GGTGTTTGACCTAGAATTAGAAAACCCTGAATTATTACCCGTAGATTGATATGAAGATTAACCTTTGGTATTCTAAAAGTATGCAACATTGGAGGTGGACATTATCTGAAGAATTTAAAAATGGTGTGACTAAATTAGAACAGCATTCAGGGCAACAACCCGTTTTAAGAGATGCAATGGATGATGTTGCTACTACTGTAGAGTATATACTTGACAATAAGGATAAAAAATAGTATAATAGTATAGTGTGAAGGAAGTCGCAAATTGCGTGCTAATCTGGGTAACTACGAAAGTGGTTGCCCCTTTTTTTATGCTAAATAATCCATAACAAGAACTATAGTTGCGAATAAGATGGGTCTTTCCAGATTAGATAATTTTCTAAAGTCTTCCAGAGGAACGATTCTTTATGTAAATCCAAATGATTTGGATTCTACGGATAGCATTGAGAATCAGGGTAATTCTTTAACCCGCCCGTTCAAGACAATTCAACGTGCCTTAGTTGAGTCAGCAAGATTCTCCTACCAGAGAGGACTGAACAATGATAGGTTCGGAAAAACTACGATTTTAATATATCCTGGCGATCATGTTGTAGATAATAGACCTGGTTTTATTCCTGATGGTGCAAATAATTATAGATTGAGAACTGGAACAGTTACAAATGACCTGGCTGACTTTGATTTAACATCAAATTTTGACATTAATAGTGTCAGTAATGAACTTTATAAGTTGAATAGTATTCATGGTGGAGTTATTGTGCCTAGAGGCACATCTATTGTTGGACTAGATCTCCGTAAGACAAAGATTAGACCAAAATATGTACCCGACCCATTTAATGATAGTATTGAAAGCACTGCTATCTTTAGAATTACTGGTGCTGGATATTTCTGGCAATTCAGTATGTTTGATGCAAATCCAAATGCACCAGTATTTAAAGATTATACTACAAACACATTTATCCCTAATTATTCACACCATAAACTGACGTGTTTTGAGTATGCAGATGGTGTTAATCCGGTAGATATTAACGACGATTTCCAGACATATTCTAGCACTAGAACTGACTTGGATATGTATTATGAAAAAGTCAGTTTAGTTTATGGAGAACAGTCTGGAAGAACTATTTCTCCAGAATATCCAGATCCTATTGATATTGAGAAGAAGATTGATGAATATCGCATTGTTGGTTCTATTGGAGAATCTGTAGGTATCAGTAGCATTAAAGCAGGTGATGGTGTTCTCTCCACTTCAACAATTACGGTTCAAACTTCAGAAAAACTTGATAATCTTGAAGTAGATACTCCATTTAGAATCGAAAATATTACTGCAGCAGGATATGATGGTCAATATGTAGTATTCCAAAAAACAAATGATACTGAAATTACATTTAAAGGAAATACTATACCCTCAAATCCATTACCGAATGTATCTGGTGCAACTTTAACTCTAAGTTCTGATACTGTAACTTCAGCATCACCATATATCTTTAACGTCTCTCTGAGATCTGTTTTTGGTATGAATGGTATGCACGCTGATGGTTCCAAGGCAACTGGATTCCGTTCAATGGTTGTTGCACAGTTTACTGGAATTGGTCTTCAGAAAGATGATAATGCCTTTGTAATTTTTAATGAGGATACTCCGTCAACTGGTAACTATGACGATTCTACCAGTGCGGGAAATTCAACTATAAGTAATAACTCCAGAGCAAGATATAAACCAGAATGGAGAAACGTACATATTAAATGTTCAAATAAATCAATTATTCAGGTTGTTTCCTGTTTTGCTATTGGTTTTGCTGAACAATTTGTTGCTGAGAGTGGTGGAGATATCTCACTAACCAACTCAAACTCCAACTTTGGTGCTGTAGCACTTTCTTCTGATGGTTATAGAAAAGAAGCATTTATTCAGGATGACCAGGGATATATTACACACGTTCTTCCTCCCGAAGAACTTCCAATTGAAGAAAACTCAATCGAATTTACTTCTATTGATGTCTTAAAAACTTTACCACCAGCTTATAGTAGTGTTGGTGTTGGAACTACAAGTCACTTATTCTTATATAATGAGACGAACCCCGATGTCCTTCCAGAAAATATTATTGAAGGATATAGAATTGGTGCCAAAACCAACGATCAATTAAATTTCCTTGCATCTATTAACGGTTCTTTAGAACAATATAGTGCTAAGATTACGATGCCTTCTCCTGTTGGAGCAGCAAGAACTGATAGTGGAGAAAAGATATTTAAGGTTTCTAGAAACAGTTCGGGAATAAACCAAATTGGTTCATCTAGTGTTGGCAATATTACTAATGTAATCAGTTTAGAAGAAACTCATAACTTCTTTAACGGTGAGAGTGTAAGAGTTCTTTCTACCACTGGTCAACTTCCAGATGGTTTAGTTCCTGATACAATTTATTTTGTAATTACTGAATCTACTGTCATTCCAACTAGCAGACCATATAATATTAGACTTGCTCAGAGTGAAACTGACGCTATAAATGATATTCCAATTAATATCAACTCAAAAGGTGGGGAACTGCGTATTATTAGTAGAGTAAGTGATAAGGTTCCTGGTCAATTTGGGCATCCTATACAGTATGATACTTTTAATAATCATTGGTATGTAAATGTATCTGCAGCTGCAACAGAAAACACAATTTTCCCAGCAATTGTCAGTCTTGGTTCAACTGCATTAGGAAATGCTACTCCAAGAACATTCTTTGATAGAAAACGTGATGAAAGAAGCAGTTTTGATAAACTGTATCATGTTCGTTACGTAATCCCCAAAAATAGTGTTGGGGTATCAAGACCTCCTGTTGAAGGATTTATCTTACAAGACACTTGTGGTTCGAGTGTAACTCAATCTGAAGTTAATACTTTCTTTGGTTCAGGTAGTTTGGGTAATAGCAATGACCATAGAAATATGCGATTTATTAGTGAAAGTAAATGGGATAATCTTAACTTAGATGCAGTATTCCAGACTGAAGTCCCCCATAAACTACAAATTGGTAATACTGTTGATATTAGTAAGGTTAAGAGTTTTAATAATGTTAATGGATTAGATAATCTTGGATTTAATGGTTCCTTTACTGTTACCGGAATCAGTAGTGCCAAATCATTTACTGTCGATCTTATTAAAAATCCTGGTATATTCCAGAACAACATACATCAAAGAGACACCAATCTTCCAACTTTCTGTAGAAGAGATTTTGATGGAGGTATTTACTTTACCTATAGAATTGCTGAGAGACAAAAATATTTAAGAGCAGAGCAAGATGGTGTTTATTATTTAACTTTACTTGATGCCTCTGTTGAACCAACTGTTGCTCCGTTTACAAAACAAAAGTTTTCTCAACCTGTTAAGTCACTCTTCCCTCAACTGAGAAGAGATGATCCTGTTTCTGACCCTGCAGCAGCACAGTCACATGTTCGTTCTTCATTGATGGGCCAGGTTGACATCTCAGATAAGAGACATAGTATTACTAGAAAATCATTTGAAGGGTATTCAAAAAATTCTAGTATTGGTAATAATATTTCCAATATTGTATCATCTTCAACTGGAATTGCACATACTATTACAACCTCAGTTGATCATGGATTAAATGGAATTTTAAAAGTTTCCATTATAGATGGTGGTACTAATTATGGTACTGGTTCTGCAACAGATGAAATATTTTATAATGCAAAACTAACTAATGCTGATGGTAGTAAAATTGTTGGTAATTTTGCAACTGCAAAAGTTATTGTTGGTGCTGCAGGAAGTATCACAGAAGTTAGAATCATGGATGGTGGTTCTGCCTATGGTATTGGTAATACAATTTCTGTTAGTGGAATTGCTACAATTGCTAGTCACACTTCAGCAATTTTTGAAGTTCAGAGTATTAAAGAATGCACTAATGAAGTTATAAAAATTTCAGGTATTTCTTCTGATAGTCTTCAGGGATATAATGATCTGTATAGAATTTCAGGAATTGCGACAGGACAAACCAATCTAATTGAAGTAGAATCTGCTTCTTCTGTTTTAAACCCAGTAACAGCACCTGCAGGTTTAGATCCAACATTACTTACAAATTCTCAATTCCAATATACTGGATATCTTGCGAATGTTAGTTCTTATGTTTATGATAGTACATCTGGTATTGCTACCGTAGTTTCTAGTGGACCACATGGGTTCTCGGTAGGACAAAAAATTAGAATGGATGGTGCAAATCAATCTTTGTATAATGGCAATTTTAGCATTACAGAGATTGCTGACGATCTGACCATTCCATCATATGCGTTTAAACTAAACGTTGGTGTCGGAACTACTGCACCGACTGCAACTGGAACGCAGATAGCATATCCAGAAGGTTTTGCTGCAAACAAAGGTGTAATTACTTCTGATAATGAAAACTTTGGTGGAAGACAAGTTGAAAGTTACGCTGGCATCACCACAACACTTTCCGTTGCTATTGATACATTAACATCTCCTACCATTAGAATTGCAGGAGCAGCACAATACGATATTAATATTGGCGATTACTTCCAAATTGATGATGAAATTGTGAGAGTTAGAACCACAACTGCGACTAGTAGTTTAAGTGGTGCTACCAATTCAAATGCTCTTCAAGATAATGACAATATTACTGTTTTCCGTGGCGTATTAGGAACAAAAGCATCAAAACACCCACTATACTCTACAATTAAGAGAATTAACGTCTTACCTGTAGAATTTAGAAGACACTCTATTATTCGTGCTTCTGGTCATACCTTTGAATATGTTGGTTATGGTCCCGGTAACTACTCAACTGCTTTCCCAGATAAACAAGATAGAGAAATTACTTCTGAAGAAGAATTGATTTCACAATCTACAAAGAGATCGGGTGGTATCAACTTCTACACAGGTATGAATGACAAAGGTATTTCATACTCTGGTAATAAGAGATTAAGTACTATTACTGGTCGTGAGGAAATCTTTGACACCCCAGTAGAAACTGTTGAAGGTGAAGATATTTTAACACTCAGAAGTATCAATGTAGTTTCTGCAGTTGAAAGTAATTTCGCTCGTTCAATTAAAGTTAATGGTGGATTAAACAAAGAAGCAATTTCTGAATTTAATGGACCTGTTATTGTTTCCAATAAACTTACAGTAAGGTCTGATAAGGGTGTAGAATCAAATAACCTATTCTTACAAGGTGATGCTTCCGTATCCAGAAAGTATACTGTAGGACTTGGCACTCCATCTCTCTCTGGTAACCCTGGAGATTTGGTATTCAATGCAAACCCTATTGATGGTGGAAATGCTGGTTGGATTTATACATTAAGTAACGAGTGGAGGTCATTTGGAACTGTATCTCTTGAAACAGATACTAAAGAAGATATTTTTGAAAGAATTGGTATTAAAACTACAACTGCTGGAGAAAATAGACTTCAGATTTTAGGTGATGTAAATCAATTCTCTGTTGATAATGATGGACATCTTGGTATTGGAACTACAGCAAATGGATTTGCGCTGAATGTAACTGGAGGTCCAGTATTCTTTGATGAAGACTTTGTTATTGGAGCAGGATTAACTGTTACTGGACAGTTTAGTGTAATTTCTGGTCCAACTAATATTGGCGGAACAGTTTCTAATATAACTGGAGTTGGAATTCATTCTATTACTGAAGGTGAATTTGCTGGAATTGGTGTATCTGTATTCTCTGTAGGTGCTGGACAAACCCTCTTCTACTATGGCGATGGTTCAAACCTAGTTAATCTTAATGCAAACCAAACTGGTTGGATTAGACAAGGAGATAACCTTTCATATGAGGATGTTCTAAACGGTTCTGTTGGTATTGGTACTTCTATCCCAGATGGTGGCGCTGCTGGTGATTTCCTACTTGGATATTCATTGACTGTCGGTTCAGCAATTGCCGGTCTTGCTGGAACAAGTCTTCATGTTCATGATGATACCCGCATCACTGGTAGTTTGATTGTTGAAACCAATACTTTAGTTTCTGGAACCTCCACGCTTTCAGGACCATATCATATTGATAATGTTGGTGCTGGTTATATTGTTGGTGCTGGGGCAACAATTACTAACACAAATGTAACAGCACAATCGACAAATAATAATGTATACATTTCTGGCATTACTACATCAAACTCTCACACTTATTTGAGAAGTTTCTCTGAGATTAACAACAGTGTTACTCAAAGTGCTGGTGTTTTGACCTTGGATCTTTCCACAGGTCAGAATTTTGAAGTTACATTATCTGCAACTGTAACTCAAATAAATTTGATAAATCCACCTTCGGATGCAAGTGCAATGTCGCTTACGGTTAAGTTCACTCAACCGTCTGGTGCATTCTATACTGTTGATATTGATGATGTCCGCATCACTCCTTTTGCTGTTGAAAATAGAGTTTCAGTAAAATGGCCAGGTGGAGTTGTTCCTGTTATGTCTCAAGCAGTCAATGCTATTGACATATATTCGTTTAAATCGTTTGATGTGTCTAGTCTAAATACTTCAGGGTTATATGGCATCATTGGGGGTCAGAACTTCGGATGAGTAGAATAAGCAGAGATATATACACATCACTTGATGTTAACGGTCCTTATATACGAATTGATACTCAACCTACATCAATTACATCTGAACATAATCAAAATGGAACTTTCACTCTTGCTGCCTCAACATATTACCTAACTGGTGATGAGGCAGAAATTGGTGATATTGATGTATTGGAAGCAGATGCTGTTGCTCCAACAGATGCAGGTTTAGATAACCAAACCCCTGGTGTTCCTCATACTGCAAAAGACCAGGGATATATTTCATATCAATGGTATGAGATTAATGAAATTAGTGGTGAGACTATTAAACTTACAAATAGCGTCATTTATAGTGGTGTTACTACAAATACATTAACGGTTCATAATACATTATCTCCAGGTAGTCATTTAAATCAATATTACTGTGTTCTTGATTATATTCCAACCACAGTAGGTGGAGAGTTTGACACTGGTAATGCGGTCAATGATGCAGTAACATCTGACACTGTTACATTGAACGTAAGACCATATATTATAATCAACACACAACCTATTACTACTACTACATTTCTTAATCCTGATAGTGGAACAACTTCTACAAAAGCAAGTTTATCCGATACTAGATTTCCTTGGGATGATTATAGATTAGAATTTCAATGGTGGGAAAAGAATAGAGAAAATGTTAGTGCAGTTGCGGATATAAGATTTATTGATGGAGATTATTCGGAAAGAATAACCGGTATAAAAAGGGTTGAATCGGTAGTAAATCGAATTCAAACAACAGTTCTTACAGAATCTATTACTGCTGGACAATCTAAAAGAGTTGGTATTCCTACAGAAGCAGTAGATGTAACTTTTACCCTAGCATCTGGTGCTGGAGGAAACGGAGGAAATGAAAATATTTCCTCTTTAGGTGGTTCTGGTGGTAGAGGAAAAACTGGAGAATTTAAATTCAGTTCTTCTGAACTTTTTGAAATTAATAACTCAGGACCTACTGAATATATACTTGCTGCTGGAACAAAAGGTAGTGATGGAACAACTGGAACATCTGCTAATGGTGGTTCTGGAGGATACTCGTTTGATTTAGATACCGCCGCCACTTCTAATAGAAATGATTCTGCAAACGGCGGAAAAGGAGGTAACTCTGGTCCAGGAGGAATATCTGGTACTGGCGGTGGTGGAGGAGCGTCTTCTTTTATTATCAAAAGTGGAGAACCAAAATGGTTAGCTATCGCTGGTGGCGGCGGCGGTGGTGGTGGCGGATCTAAAGACGCATCTGGATTTGGTGGAGTAAATGCAAATGAATGGATTCAGCATTCGCAAGGTAGTGTATTAACAGAAACTAAACAAGCAACGGTAGTAAATTATAATCCTATTGCTGGAACTGGTTCAAATCCACAAGATAAGATTGATTATGGTTTTTATATTAAATCGTCTTCTCCCCTTTCGAGTCCCACTGTAAGAAAAAAACTTCTTAACACAACAGACAGCTATAGAGTTGTTGTAATTTGGGGGGAAACGGTTGTTGTAAACGAATCATCTACCAAACTTTTAAAAACTGCAGATAATAGACTATATGTTAATGGTGGTGGTCAGTCTTATTTTCTTCAGACATATAGAGATTCTCAACTTGGTTGGTGTAACGTTGAGAGTAATGTAGATACAGTATGTGTAAGAGGAGATGGTGGTTATGTAAATTCTTTTGATGTTTATAGGATTACCAATCCATCATCTGGTAGTATTATTGCATATGATGGTGCTAATGGTACAGACAAAACTATCGGTGACGGTAGTGGAGGAGGCGGCGGCGGCGGTGGAGCAATTGCACCAACCACTGGCGGTAGTGTAGGAAAAGACCCGATTCCCGCAGTAAACGTTGACCTTACTTTTAAGGTAACTCAAACTGCTAGCAGACGTAGTATAGGCAGTTCTTATATTGAGTTTGTAGAAGTTCCTTGGTATGGTGTTAATCCTGACACTGAACCATCTAGGGGACAAGTTGTAAGATTTAACCGAGATTCTCCAGAAACACAAACAGTATCTCTATTAACTAATAAGACTTATGATGTTTATAGTAGTTTTGAAGATGGTAGAACCTCAGATTCCTTAAGAATTCTTCAAGACTTTACTCAAGATGCAAATCAAGGTGATATTATTGCTGGTAGAAGTATTGGATTTAATTTAGATGGTGGTGGTGAGAATATTCAAACAGGAAATGAAAATGATTTCAGAGATTTTATTATCTCTGTTAGTGACGGAACATTTGATATTTCACCACAAACTGTAAAATTAGATGATGGTGAAATTGTAGGAAAAGCAATCATTAGATTTACAACTCCTGCTGAAGTTAGAAATTCGGTTAGCGCAACCGGTGGAGAGGGTGGTGCAAGTCAATATAGTTCTGACGAATTGCAATTAATTAGTAATAGTTTAAACGGCGGTCCTGGTAGTATCACTATGACCGTTACAACGGAACAACCATATGATACTTTAGAAGAAGAAATTGTACGTAACTCATATAATATAAACTATAGTATTAGAGGTGCTCACCCATATACTCCTTATAAAGAATCTGGATATACCTCAAATCTAATAATTAGTGCAGATTATGCCCTTTCCAAAAGAATACTCTGCCAAATAAGTGCTATAGACACTTCTTTTGTAACACGAACTCTTGCTAGAACTTCGTTCTCAAATACAGTATATACTGATATTGTAGATTTTATTGTTCTTGATGGTAGAGACAATACTATTACTATTGAAGGAATTCGTCATAATAATAACTTTGCTATTCTAAGTAGTAATAATTTGGATAATGGTGATCTAACAATAGAAAGGTCTGGTTCTACTAATGTCAGAGAGATTGAATATTACTCTTTCTATTCAAATCAAGATCTTGAAGTTGATGTCAAACTGTTTGGTGGAAAGGGAAATGATGTTAATGGAAATGCTGGGGGTGAAGGTGGGTTCTCATATTTGAGACTCAATATGGAAGCAAATACAGAGTATGTAATTGCTGGTCTAAATGAATATATTAACACACCATATCTTTTCAAAGGTGGTAGACTACTTGCATGTGTTGGAGGTGGTGGAGATGCTAATGTATCAGGACCAGGTGGTTCAGGTGGTGGTGTTTCTATGTCAGGTGGTAGTGCATTTAAAGGTGGAGGTGGTGGCACTGCTCCAATTCAATTTGGTGGTTTAACATTAACAGGTGTTATTGGTTCTGCCTCAAACAATAATCCAATTGCTCCAGATACCAAAGCATTAATACCTGATGGTGGTAGAACGATTAGATGTTCTAAGGGAAATCTTTTCCAATTTAATGGGCAACCTGACCCTTGTGAAAGTAAAGGTTCTAGTGTAAAATTTGATTTTGGTGGAGTTGAAGTAACAAATACAAGAAATATTTCTAGAGGATTTAAAGCAGGATATAATATTCTTAAAACAGGTGGACGAAGTAGTGGTGCTATCATAAATCGAGGATGGGGCGGTAGTGGTGCTACTGGTGGACAAGGCAATGACAGCTTTGGTGGCGGCGGTGGTTCTGGATTTATTATTCCTGATGCAACCACTGATATTTTTGTTAGAAGTGAAGGTAATGCTGAGATACTTGCATCTGGAACAACTCTTTCCGGATTACAAGGAACTGGACAAGATACAATTTCTTCATTTTTAGGTGGTTCAACTGGCAATGCTAAAGTTGTAATTAGTTTAGCAGAAATACAATCAAGATTTCTTCCAGAATTTATAGAAAGACCCGCAGACACGGATCTTATTGTTGTAGAAGAAGATGTTGTCCCAGAACCAGTATTTGTTCCTCTTCCAGAGATTGTTCCTCCTCCACCAGTAACACCTCCTAATCCTAGGATGTCTATTACTAATGTAGTGTCTAAAGGATGGAATGCCGGTGACATCACATACAGTACTATTACAGGACAGTCAAAACATTTTGTACTAGAAAGTGGTTCATTAGATGTTAATGTTAGAACAGATGATATTCCTGCAAATACTCCATTTTATTGGAAGATAACTAGACTGCTACCAAATGGTGGCGGTAGTCAGTATACTGTGGATGATTTTGAATTTATGAGTGGTACTTTTAGAACCTTCAAATCTGGTAGTTTAACAGTTGGTTCATTTAATATAAATCCAACTGAAGACTCACAGACTGATTTTATTGGTGGAAACCAAGATTGGAGATTCCACATATATTCCGATCCTGATGGAATACCTCAGAATAGAGTAGCTACTTTTAATGGTGTTATTACTACACTAGATACTTCTCTTACTGCTCCAGTTGCAAAATTTACTAGTTTAACTGCTGATGGACCTGGTGGTAATCTGAACGCAAGAGCAAAAAATTCTATCAGTGAAGGAGAACCTGCAAGACAAATTGATTTTGCTACCACAGATATACCAAATGGTTCTACAGTCAAGTGGTATATTAAAAATGTAACATCTCAAAATGCAGACTTTGTTGCTACTTCAGGAACTGCAACAGTAACTTCTAGATTTACTTTACACAATCCTGATGCGTATGCTATATGGAATGGTAGTGGTTCACTCAGCACAGCAAATCAAGGCACAGGTTCATTTACTATTCGAGCAGTAGAAGATTCTTCAACAGAAGGTAGTCAATTCTTTGGATTACAAATCGAATACCCTGTTGGTTCTGGAACTATAATTGCTGATAGTACAGCAGGAACTAACCCAGATGATAGTCTCCCAAGACATATTAGAATTCTAGATACTTCTATAAATCCAGGAGCAACTATTAGTGGTAGTACTAGTGTCGAAGAGGGGGCAACTCTTACTTTAACGGTAGATACCAATAGTATAGCAACTAACTCTGTCATATACTGGAAGATTTTTAAATCGGATAATAGTGAGGTTGATGAAAATGATTTTACTCGACTAAGAAAGGAAGATCTATCTGCTATTACAGGTTCATTTACAGTTAATCCAACTTCATTAAACTCTAGTTTTGTTAGACTAGGACAAGAAACCTTCGACATTGGAGTAAAAGGGGATGGAGTAACAGAACCTACTGAAAATTTTGTGGTTAAACTGTATAGAGATGAAGCACGTACTATAGCACTTAACACTCCTGGAACCAGTACTCATTCTACACATTCTTTTAGTGTTGTTAATACTAGTTTTAGTACTCCTGTATATGCCATGGCATTTGGAGACGGAAATACACGTACAGATGACTATGGTACTATTCAATATGCAGAAACTGATGCGAAGATAACTGTAAGATTTAGAGCATGGCATCTCAATCCATCATTGGCAGATTCAACTGGCGCTGACATATATTTTGCAGTTGTGGATTCTAGCAATGCGTTTGCTGATGCAGGTACAGTTAGTCGCACTACTTTTCCCGACTTTGACATCAATCGAGGCGATTTAAGATTAGTCTTTAAAGGATATGTTACAAATCAAGGAGATACTTCTGGTGCAGTTGCTACTTCAACTGCTACAAAATTTACTCCATACTGGGAAGTATCGAAAGAAATAATACCTAGGGAAGACTATTTTGATGATGGAGATAAAGATTTTGAAATTAAATTATATAAGTCTAGTGCTAATAGAGACTCACTATCGACATTTGGCCGAATAGGCGATGCATTAGAATTTAACTTAAAAGATACTTCAAAACCAATTTATCAATTTAATACGGTACATGGATATGGCACCAGCGACTCCAGCGGTATTAATGCAACTGGTGGAACTGCATCACTATCAGAGGGATTTTTATATTCCTTTAGGATTGAAACTACTAATGTTGCTGGTACTAGATTATGGTATGCAGTGTCTGGTAGGGAAGTAGATGATGAGGAGGATTTTGATGACGTGTTTACCGGTCGTAACCGTGGGCAACATCCCGGACCACCCACTGGGTATCGTCCAATTCGTAATAGTCGTTACTATTATGTGTACGGAGATCTTGAAACGTTTGCTCCAAACGCAGAAATTGATAGAGTATCTGATAAGTATGGCAATTTAATCGCGGGTGGGACTAACTTAGATCGCAGTATTGCATTTATATTCATTAAACCCAAAGAAGATTATGTGACGGAAGGTGCAGAAACATTTAATATAGATGTATATAATGATAGTTCAGAGGATACTGAATATCTAGTAGCTACTGTAACTGTAAATATATTTCCATCATCAGCACCTGCTGCACCAACTATCACCCTAACATGCGATCCTGCATCTGTTAATAGTGGAGATCTATATACCGTTAAGTGGGTTGTTAGTAATGTTTCAGAAGATAATCTAAAAGATGAAAGAACAAATGATAATAGAATTATTGGTGGCCCTGGAATTGGGGATATAACATCGGCAAACTTAACTAGCAATTCATCAGTATCGGTTACATCATATTCTAATGCTCGCGAAGGAGGTAAGACTGTTTATAGCTATAGTGCAACAGTATATAATAAAGCAGGAAAGGCTGTAAACGACAATGCATCTGTTACTGTTAACGTACCTCATATTCTTGGTTGCATGGCGTCCACTTTGAACCCAAACGGCAACGGCGACGCTCCCCTAAATCCCACTCCGGGTGCAACTTTGGACGATGGTTCATGTGAGTATTATGTTGCACCACCACCACCACCGGTTCTTAAGAGGTATCGTGTATACCCTCTGTGGAGATACTATAGAATAGGTTCTAATAAAATGGATAGATACGCACATAATCCAAGTTATACCTTTCAAGACTTCAGGTCATTACCAACAACGATGCCCCCTGGAACTCCTGGGCATGATTCAACCCCACCTTTTAACGGAAATAGAACAAAATATATAGTTCAAGGAGCATTAGGTGGAGTATTTCTGGAAGGTGATGTCCCTCCCGGCGCGGTTCATTTTACTTCAATTCAAGGTAAGTTGGATAATGCGATGTTTGATTATGCCAAGGTGGGCTGGTATTGTTTTAATACGAATGTTGTAGGTTCAAAATTGATGAATATTTATGAGAGTGATAGGAAATGGAAAGAGAAGACAATTGGAGAATCATATCAATTAAGGGATGTTGGTGATAATGCTGGGTTGCTGGGATGGTTATCAACTAACCGGAATACCACCTATAAATTTTATCTTATGAATGGAATTTATGATGACCCAGCTGGCACATGGTGGTGGAATGATACTAGATAATAATTAAACCTCTCCCCTGTATAAATATTAAAAAGTAGCACGGGGGAGAGTGAACCCGAATGGCAATCAATAAGAATTTTGTAATTAAACATGGTTTTGAGGTTAATGGCAATTTATTTGTTGTTAACCCAGATAATGACAAAATTGGTGTCAATACCTCAATACCTGAACATACATTTCATGTAATTGGTGGTATTGGAGTTACCAATGCAAGAATTTCAGGAATTACTACTGCCCTTGGCGACGTTTTAGTTGCAGACAGTAGTGGAGAAGATGGAAAAGCATTTGCTGTTAGAGTAAGTGCTGGTAATTCGGTTGGTATTAATACTGCCAATCCAAGATATCCACTTGAGATTATAGGACCAGCATCTACTGGAACAATTGCTGAGTATGTCTATGGCGACTTACAAGTTACTGGACAGGCTATTGTCAATACCCTCAGTATTAATGGGGCCGCATCTCTTAGTGGTGCTACGAACTTTACAGATACCACTCAGAACACACTAGGTAATGCAGATACTGGTTCAGTACAACTTGACGGTGGTCTTGGTGTTAATAAAAATGTAACAGTTGGCGGTCAATTACATGTTATTGGCGACTCTTACTTTGTAGGAGTAGTTACATTTGCTGCTGGTGCTTCCGGTACAATTCAACTTGGCGATAATGCCAACGATAATGTTGAGTTCCAGGCAGATGTTAATTCTAATATTGTCCCCAATACTACATCATTGTTTAATTTGGGTTCATCTTCCCAAGAGTGGAGAGACCTTCATTTAGCAGGTAATGCTGGTATTGGTAGTCTTTCTGTTACTGGTATCTCTACGTTTAGTAGTGCAGCAATTTTTAATAGCACTGGTTTTATTAAAGTTCCATCAGGAACTACTGCTCAAAGAACTGTTTCTGGAATTGCAGTAACGTTCGGTCAGGTTAGATATAATACTCAACTTTCACAATTTGAAGGTTTTGGTGCTGGTGAGTCATGGGGGTCTCTTGGTGGAGTAAAGGACGTAGACGGAGATACATTTATTAGGGCAGAATCTGCTGCTGGGGCAGATGAAGACTTGCTTGAGTTATTAACATCAGGCACTACTAGAGTTTCAATTGACTCTAGTGGTAACGTTGGTATTGGAACAACTGGTGGAGTAGATGCATACCCCTCAAACACATCAATTTTAAATGTTGGTATTGTTACTGCACTCAACTATTATGGAACAGGTGGAGATCTCAAGTTAGGATCTGCGAGTGATGGAAGTTTAACCACTGGTGGAGCACTTAATACATTCACAACTTCATCATCAATTGTTAATAGTATTGATGATCTGAATGAAGTATCATTTAATATCATTAAGAATACTGCCGTAACAGATGTTGGATTCACTGCAAACACCGCTGCAGGTGCTGCCACACTCAATGTAACTTTAACAATTACATCATCAGGTAACGCTAATCGTTTTGACATTACTTGGGGTGATGGAAGTAGCACTCTTGATACAACAGATTCAACACCTTCACACGCATATACAGACGTTGCAGGGGGAACCTATAATGTAACAGTTGTAGCAAGAAATGCTTCTGGTGTAGGTGCAGGACACTCTCAATCTCTGACTAAGAGTAACTTTATTACAGTATTCACTCCTGCTCCTGTAATGGGGTTCAGTCTATTCAGAGCATCCTCTGGTGGATCAGCACTGACTGGAAATGATCTTTATGTTATTGATAATGCTGGCGGACCTAGCAATTATCACACATTGCATCTTGATAACACCACAGCAAATGCAACTGGCGTAAGTGCAGCATTTACTGTTAACTGGGGTGATGGAACTTCAGTCCTAAATGTAACTACAGACAACGCTGCTGGCGGACCAGGTGGATCTGCTGGAAGATTATCTCACCAGTGGGCAGATGGTACAAGCAGTGGTGGTGCTACAGATACTGTTAATCTCACGATTACAAATCATACAACAACGGATCCAGCTGAGATTCCAAAGAGCACAACTACAGCAATCAAGGTTTATCAAGATGATGTTGCTGCTCCTTCTAATCTAGGCACTAAAACAATTGCGAATACATCTAGTCAAGGAACTTCACCAAAACTTGCATCTGGATTTACTGCAAATGGTGTTAGTGGATTAAGTGCTGACGATACTGTAATAAGAGTATCAAGTGGAACAGCAGTTGCTGGTCCTATAACAACTTTTGCATATGATGCAAATAGCGGAACACTCTCTGCAAGTGTAACTGGATCTACTGATGGAAGTAGGGCACTTACAACTGGTGATGATTCAGGAACTTACACAAGCCTTATAATTGATTCTGAAAGTGATTATCAACTCTTAAATTCTTCAGGTTCATCAACAACTTTTGCAAGCAGTATTTACTATCCCAGTTTTTATAAAGGATTTAAGGCAAGAGTATCTAAGTCTGTTGCATCGTTAGCAACCGGTGCAAATAGTATGCAACTGGTTCACAGTGCTCAAGGTTCTACAAATACGGTCAAATTTGTGAAAGATAACTTAACAGCAAGTCCAAGCATTTCTGCTACGGGAAGTATTGTCCAGGGAACTGCAGGAACATTTAGATATATTTCTGGTATTCCTTACTATAATTCTGGTTCTCCAACTTTAACACTTTCTGGTGTAACAATCTCTAATTTGGTTGGGCAGTGTCATACTAACCAGACTAACATTGTTGAAGTTGATGATGGAAGTAATCAGGAGGGAACATCATCAAACGCAATTACTGATACCGATTATACATATGCTCAGATTGATGGTTCTACAACTATGCTTGCTAGTGGTGTTCCAAAAGTAGATATTGGCACTTCATCTGCATATGCAATTGGCAATCTTACGGTTCCAATCACTTCTTCAAGCGTAAGAACTATTAGTAGAGTTAAGACTCGTGCTCGTAATGTAAATGGTATCAGTGGTTATGGATCTGATATTGCTACAAATGTTCAGGTTCATACCGCAGCACAAAGTGGAATTAGTGAGATTGCAATTGCGGTTGCTGATTCTCTTGGTTCCACCTTTGATGATGATGGATTAAGAATCTATAACTTTAAAGATGAAACTGCTGATAATCCGGCATTTAGTGGAAGCACAAACTTCTATACCAATCAACCATACACTGAGGCTTTGACTATAAGCACAATTGGAATCAAAGAATCGATTATAAGACTTGGAGTCATTAAGTTTGACCAAACAAACTTCTCTTCTGGTTATCTTCCAGCAGGTCCAGATAGAAGTTCTTCTCCGGCAAAGCAATACTTCACCTTTGCCTTCCGACGACAAACAACTGCAAACTTTAATATTACCATTGCTTCTTCTGGTATTGCTGGTCTCTGGGTAGCAGCACCCGGAACTGGTATAGATAGTAGTAGTGGTATCAATGGTTGGTTAAAAGCGGATACTGCATTCGCTGGATCTGGTGTTCCAGGAAGCGGTACAGGTGGAAACGGTAGTGATGGTTGTGCAGAAACAACAGGTGATAGAATTATTGCAGGCACATCATTAAGTGGAAGTTATACAATGACACTTGGTGAGGAAAATCTTAGTAATGCTACTGGTAATGTTGCTTTGATACGAATTGCATTGACCTCCGGTCAATCCGTAACATCTCTCTCCATCTCCTAAGGTTAATAAGTAAATGGCAATTTCAGAAACACAAAAGGTTGATTATCTTTGGAAGAAGCTTGCTTACGGACGTGCCAAGACCGACACCAATGCAAACAAGAAGGCAACCAACGAATCAATATCAAGTCCTCTACTCTTAAGAGGAAATAACGTTTGGTCTCAGGCAGACCTCATTCCTGGCGTGATGCCAGGATCTTCTTCTGGTGTAGTCACTGTATATCCAACATCCGCACCAGATGAAACTACCGCAGACGTAACTGCAACTGCTAGTAGAACTTGGAAAACTGGTTTAACAGACTGGATTCCTCCAGAAATTGGATCAACTTACCTAGTAAAGGTTTATATTCATACCTCTGGTGATGCCTCTAACGCTGCAGGTAGCGGAACTCAAGTATTTGGTGCTGGTTCTGGTAATAGTGATGAATGGTTCTTTGACTACCAGGCAGGCACACTTCATTTTGTTGGAACAAATTTACCAAATGGAGTTAGTTTCTCTGGAAAGAGTGCATATGTAAGCGGCGCAAGATATACTGGTATCAAGGGTGTAGCCGTTCCAGGAGCCACTGCTGACTTTACCGATGTTACATTAACTGATACTGATACCGGTAGTTCTGCTGGTCCAGAACTAAAACTTTATAGAAATAGTGCATCACCTGCTGATGCAGATTATCTTGGACAGATTAAGTTTGCTGGAGAGAGTGATACTGGTGTAGAGAGAAATTATGCAAAGATAACTGGTAAAATTAGTGATGCCAGTAATAGTACTGAAGATGGCATTATTGAATTTGCTCATATTAAAGCAGGTTCTCAGACAATCACGGGTAGATGGAATAGCACAACTCTTGAATTACTAAATGGAACAACCTTAAGTGTTGCTGCAGGAATCACTGGTAACGTAACTGGCGATGTAACGGGTAACGCAGACACCGCGACTGCATTAGAAACCGCTAGAACTATTGGTGGGGTATCATTTAATGGCACTGCTGCAATTAATTTACCTGGTGTAAATGCTGCAGGTAACCAGGATACAACTGGAAATGCAGCAACTGCAACAGCATTAGAAACCGCTAGAACTATTGGTGGGGTATCTTTTGATGGTACTGCTGCCATTAATTTACCTGGTGTAAATGCTTCAGGTAATCAAGATACTTCAGGTAATGCTGCTACAGCGACTGCTCTGGCAACCGCTAGAACTATCGGTGGGGTATCATTTAATGGCACTGCTGCAATTAATTTACCTGGTGTAAATGCTGCAGGTAACCAAGATACTTCAGGAACTGCTGCTCTTGCATCAGGTCTGACAGGAACACCTAATATTACAGTTGGCACTATTGGTGGTACAAATCTGACACTTTCCGGCAACTTAACAGTTAATGGAACAACCACAACTCTGAATACCACAACACTTGACGTTTCAGATCTCAACATTACTGTTGCTAAAGGTGCTGCAAATTCTGCTGCAGCTGATGGCGCAGGTTTAACTGTTGATGGTGCAGGTGCTACCTTTAATTATACTCATAGTGGGACTAAGTGGGTTGCTAACAAGTCTATCCAAGCAACTTCATTCATTGGAGACATCACTGGTGACGTAACTGGTGATGTAACTGGTAATGCTGATACTGCTACTACATCCACAAACGTAACAGTTGCTGATGAGTCAACTGATACTACTTGCTTCCCACTGTTTGTTACTGCTGCGTCAGGAGGTCTTCCACCTAGGAGTGGCACTAATCTTACCTTTAACTCAAGCACTGGAGCACTAACTGCCTCATCATTTGTTGGGGCTTTAACTGGTAACGTAACAGGTAATATTAGTGGTGGAACAGTTGGTGGTTCTGAAGCATCTTTCACTAGTTTCGTCACGAGCACTCGTTTCACAGTAAATGGCGCATTAAGTACTAACGTAAATGGCACTGACTATGCTTTTGCTGCTTTTGATGGTAGTAGCAATCTTTATGCGTCAATCGATCAAGCAGGCGCTGCGTTTTTTGCTAGTGACCTAACCATTGTAGACAAAATTATTCATTCTGGTGATACTAACACTGCATTAAGATTCCCTGCTGCTGATACATTTACAGTAGAGACTTCTGGTAGTGAAGCACTTCGTGTTGATTCCAGTCAAAGGGTGATACTTGGAAACACAAGTGCTCGTACTAATTACTTTAATGGTACGTCATACGGTCCTCTGCTAAATCTTGAAGGGACAAGTAACGCAAATCGTGTTCTTTCATTCATCCATAATGACAGCAGCGGTGGTCCATTGTTAGTTCTTGGGGCGACGGGCGGATCATCAGCAGGAAGTAATACTATAATTGGCAGTTCGGGTAAATTTGGATTCCTTTCTTTTCAGGGTGCTGATGGATCACAACTAGTTGAAGGGGCAAAAATCACAGGAGAAGTTGATGGAACTCCTGGCGCAGATGACATGCCAGGTCGTTTGGTATTTTACACAACAGCCGACGGAGCAGCAACACCAACAGAAAGACTTCGTGTAACTTCTGATGGCAAAGTCAGAGTTCCTGATAATGGTAAGTTCACTGCTGGTGCTGGTGATGACTTACAGATTTATCACGATGGAAGTAATTCATATATTCAGGATTCAGGAACTGGTGATTTAAGACTTGATACTAATGTATTACGAGTAAGAAATGCAGCAGGTAACGAATCTATGATCGTTGCCACAAATGATGGAGCAGTAGAACTTTACCACAACAACTCCAAGAGATTTGAAACCACTACCGATGGTGCAGATTTCAGTGGAACAGGTGGAATTAAACTTCCAGTAGGTACAACTGCACAGAGAAATGGATCTCCTGTTAATGGTGATATAAGATACAATACCACTCTTAACAGTTATGAAGGTTATGGAAATGGTGCATGGGGTGGACTTGGTGGTGGTACTGAGATTGATGTATCTGTCTCATCCACAAGTGCCACTAATCTGACAACATTCGCACATGCATCTTATCGTTCTGCTTCATTTAGAGTGCAGATTACGCAAGGTTCTGCATATCAAGTAGGTAAATACTTACTGATACATAATGGCACAACTGTGACGGTCGTTGAGGAATCAGCAATCGCAACTGGAGATATGTTAGGAAGTATAAGTGGTGCAATTAGCGGAGCTAACGTAGAAATTAAGGTTACGATGAATAGTTCATCATCTGCGACGGTCACAACGATCGTTGATACGATTACAGTTTGATTATCTAAATAGTATGATGGAGGCACACCAATAAATGGCAACGATACGAGTTGGTTTTGGTTCTGATTTTAAGGTATCAGATTCTAAAATTGGAATTGGAACTGCAAATCCGACTGCTCTCCTAGAGGTTTCGGAAACTGCCAAAGCAGATTTTAATATCACTGGTGTTACAACATTAACATCTTATGGTGGTTTTATTGCACAGAATCAGCATGTCAATAAACCATCAGCAATTGGTTTTGCAACCACTAATAGTGTAGGAACATTAACTCAATACTATGAAACCGAGACAGGATTCACTGATCTAGGTGGTGTTCATCATGGAGATGATCAAAGATTTAATACACTTTCTGAAGATCTGGTGATTGATGAGGGTCAGATTTTAAATATTACCAACACAGAGATGGTTGGTAGAACAACCATCGGTGAGTATGACCCACACAGTCACTCATCATATGTTTGTGCAGGATCACTGGAACAAGTATCAGTCACTGGACACTTCTCTGTTCCAAATGGTGGAAGCAATGATAGAAAAGATAATCCAATAGAAGGAACCGTAAGATTTAATACTGACCTGAACACACTTGAGTTCTTCAATGGAAATGAGTGGAAACAATTCACTTATAGTCAGCAAAGTGGTCGTGCAGTATTTGGTGGTGGAGTGACTCCCGCTATAGTAAATACGATAGAATATGTTCAAATATCAACTTTTGGTAATGCACTGGACTTTGGTGATTTGGTAGGAATAACAGAAAGTCCTGGTAGTTGTTCTTCATCCACAAGAGGATTATTTTCTGGTGGTAGAAATCCAGGTCAACTTGATAGAATGGATTATATAACAATAGCATCAACAGGAAATGCCATAGATTTTGGCAATTTAACTGATAGTGGAAGAATTGTTTATAATGCAGTATCATCTTCCACTAGAGGAGTAAATCTTGGAGGATATAAAACTAGCACTAGTGCTAATATTAATACAATAGATTATGTTGAATTACCAACTCTTGGAAACGCACTGGACTTTGGTGATGTAACTACTACTAGAAGATCTGGTGGTGATTGTAGTTCTCCAACAAGAGGAATATATGCGGGTGGTTTTGGTAGTGTTGCTCAATCAGTAATTGAGTCTTTAACTATTGCAAGTAAAGGAAATACAGTTAGATTTGGAGAACTCAGTTTTCGAGGTTATGGGCAAGCAGGATGCTCTAACCCTATTATGGGTATATTTGCTGGAGGTAATCAAGATGGTAGTGCAAGTGGGGAGAGAGCCGAGATTTCATACATAAATATTGCTTCAGAAGGAAATGCAACTTATTTTGGTGATCTGGCAGTTGCTAGGATGTCGGCCGCCGCAGCATCAAACTCAATTAGAGGTGTGTTTGCTGGTGGATATACCCCAACAATTCTTTCCAGTATTGAAACTATACTTATATCCGAAGGTGGAAATGCACTAGATTTTGGTGATCTATCTAATATAAGAAAGGGTTTTGCGGGCACTTCAGACTCACACGGTGGACTAGGAGGTTTCTAAGATGGCAAGTATAAGAAGAGGTTATTCCGACGATTTTGTAATTAAGAATAGTGGTGTTGGTATTAATACCACTGAACCACAACAGAATTTAGATGTTGCAGGTGTTGTAAAAGGTCAAGACCTTAAAGTTACTGGAATATCTTCTCTTACTGCATATGAAGGATTCCTGAGAGCAGACCACCAGATTACAGAGAACACAACCCTGACTTTTGATCAAGGTCCGGTTTCATCACTTTCTGGTGAGATTATTGTAGGAACTGGTGTTACTGTTACTGTTAGTAAGGTAGAAGATGAATTCGCCAATGCTAATAATGGAACTGTTTGGAGTAATTTTTTAACTGTTTCTACTGGTGGTTTCACAAGTAATTATGAGGCATCAAAAGCTTTTGATGGTGACGTTACCACATATTGTATGTCAAGTGTAAATGAAGCAGTATTTACATTTACACCACCAACTCCAATACAATATAAAAACAGAGTTCGCATTTGGTTAAGAACATCGGGACATAAAGCGAGACTTAATGGTGGCACATATATTTTTAATATTGGTGCTCCAACAGTTGGTCAGTGGATGACAATTGCTACTGGTTCTGGATTAATTAATACGATTGATGTTCAATATACCCAAGGTTCACTAAGTGCTATTAATGCTATTGAAGTTGATGGAGAGATTTTAGTTGATGGTTTTTCAACTTTAGTAGATAAAGGTGCTAGAGCAGGTGGAAGTGAGATTGAGTGTCTGAAAGTCTTCAATACTTTCACACCTCCAAACGGTGGAACAAATGAGAGACCATATGCACCAAAACCAGGACAGTTATACTATAACTATGACTTCAAGACTATTGAGTTCTTTGATGGTTATGGTTGGAGACAGGTAGATAATACAACCAGAAGTGGTCGTGCAGTATTTGCTGGTGGTTATATAACTGGCAATGGTCGCACCAAAGATATGATGCTTATCCAAATTCACACAAGAGGGAATGCAACTTACTTTGGAGATCTAGCGAATGATGAAACTACAGATAAACAAGGTGTAGGTAGTCAAGTTCGTGGTGTATTTGCTGGTGGATATAATGCTGGAAGACGGGTTGATATGGATTATATTACAATAGCATCAGAAGGAAATGGAATAGATTTTGGAAATTTGACCGTAGGAAGAAATGCTTTTGCATCAGCATCATCGTCAACTCGTGGTTTGTTTGCTGGTGGTGCTACCCCCACTCCCGCCGTTAATTCTACCAATGATATAGATTATATTCAAATATCAACTCTTGGTGCTGCACTGGATTTTGGGGACTTAACTAATGAGAGATCTGCATCTGGTGGTATTAGTTCTCCAACTCGTGGTGTATTTGGATCTGGTGATGATTATTCTCATCCAGCATGGACAGGTCTATCTGTCGGAACACTTGATTATTCCACATTTGCATCAAAGGGAAATGCAGTTGATTTTGGTGAAGACTCTGTAGCTAGAATAACTGGAAATGGATGTGGTAATGGGATAAGAGGGTGCTGGGCAGGAGGATATATTGCACCCACTCTTGGTGGGTCTGCGGCCGAAAGAGGAGAGGCTGCTAGAGCAATGACATATGTTACAATCGCATCAACCGGTAATGCTATTCAATTTGGCACCTTAACGATGGGAAGCAGAACCTATATTGGTGCTTCTTCAACATCAACAAGAGGCATCTGGACAGGCGGATCTTCATATCCGGTTCATCATACAGAAATTGATTATGTTAACTTTGCATCCTTAGGTGATAGTCTAGATTTTGGAGATCTTTACAGGGAAAAAGGATATATGACTGGTTCAGTATCAGACTCTCACGGCGGACTAGGAGGTTTCTGATGTTTGATAAATATAAGAAAGTTGTAGTATAATGCCAAGTATAAGAATTGGTCTATCAACTGATTTTAATTTAGTAGGTGAGCAGGTTGGAATCGGCACCACAAATCCAACTGCTCGCGTAGATGTTGCTGGACAGATTCTTGCGGACAATACTGCTGGTAGTGGTGGAGTATCAACCTTCAGAGAGTATCAAGGTTTTCACCAAACACAAAGCAATATTGCTAATAATGTATTAATTGATAATGGTTCTAGTGGTCCTTTCAGTTCTCTATCCGGTGAGATTAGAATTACTGGAGAGACAACAGTATCATCTGGTTCAACAGTAGAAGTAGGAAAGACAAAGACACTCACAGTTACTAATAAGTTTGCTGTTCCTCTTGGTGATACAAATAGTAGAGACAATACACCAGAAGCAGGAACAACTAGATTCAACCAAGACTTCGGAACACTTGAGTTCTTTGATGGAAATAATTGGAAGACAGTAAATTCATATGCCAGATATCATGGTGGTGCCGCTGGTCGCATGGTGCTTGGTAGTGGAGTTACTCCAGGTTATACTAATGTAATTCAATACTTTAATATTAATACATTTGGAAATTCTGAATATTTTGGAGATCTCACTTTAGCTAAAGGTAATATATCATCCTGCTCATCAGCAATTCGTGGCATATGGGCTGGCGGAGCAGCTGGATCTTATAGTGACATTATCGAATATGTAACTATTGCATCAGCAGGAAATTCAATTGATTTTGGTCAGTTGTCAACAGCAAATAGAGCATATATGGGAGCAACTTCCTCATCAACTCGTGGTATATTTGGTGGTGGTTACACTACATCTCCATCGCCTGCAACCGTAGACATAATTGATTATATTGAAATGTCAACTAAAGGAAATGCACTTGATTTTGGAAATTTATTTGTAGGTAGATATTCTGCTGGTGCTGTCTCAAATGGAGTAAGAGCAGTTTGGGGAGGAGGCAATACCCCAAATAGAAGTGTTATTGATTTTGTTAACATTGCTGCTAAAGGCAATGCAGTATTTTTTGGTGATTTAACCACAGCAAGAAGAAATTGTGCTGGTGGATCATTTTCTAACAATGTTCGTGGATGTTTTTCTGGTGGACAAACTCCAGCACTTTTAAATGTAATAGATTACATTACTATTGCATCAGAAGGAAATGCTGTTGATTTTGGATCGTTATCCACAATAAGAGCAAGACCTGCTTCAAGTTCGACAAATACAAGAGGTGTTATGGCAGGAGGTCTTAATCCATCCGTACTAAATTCAATTGAGTATGTAAATATTACATCTACTGGTGATGCACAGGACTTTGGAGATTTATATCTGGCAACTGGCACACCAGGTGGTTGTTCAGACTCACACGGTGGATTAGGAGGTTTCTAAGATGGCAAACTTAAGAGTAGACAAGATTACAAGTACAGAAACCTTTGAAAAGACTGGTTCGGTTCAGTTTGATGGTAGTGGAGATTATTTAAGTCTTGCTGTCTCTAGTGACTTTCAATTTGGGTCTGGTGATTTTACCATTGAATGTTGGGCATTAGCATTTGATGAAGGAACGGATGATATTTTAGGAATTTATAATACTGGAGATAACAGAAGAACTTTTGCATTAAGAAAGGACCAAACTGAATCCATGCAATTTTTGTTCTCATCTAGTGGAACAGGAGGGGTATCAATTGATAGTGTAGATGGCATCATATCTTTAAATACTTGGCATCACTATGCAGTTATACGAAAAGATTTAGAATATACAATTTATTTGGATGGGAAAAAAGTAGGGTCACGATATGATTCTAGTGCCATTTATACTAATACTAATGATGGATTGAGAATTGGTTCAAGTTATAATACAGATTTTGATGGACACATCTCTAATGTTCGTATAATCAAAGGCAAAGCACTCTATACATCAAACTTCAAGCCCCCAATGAGAGAACTTGAAGTTACACCAGAGACTGTTCTTCTTGCTTGTCAATCAAAGACTGATGCATCACTTGAAAAGACTGGTAAGACTATCACAGTCACCGGAAATGCAGTTGCAAGTGAACTCACTCCTGGTATTCTGACACCTATTGTGAAGTCTGGTGGTGGTAGTGCAATCACCGGGTCTGTTGAGTTTGATGGGACTGGAGATGGTTTAGTTCTTTCTAAGTCCACAGACTTTGCATTTGGAACAGGTAATTTTACGATTGAAGGATGGTTTAATGTTTCAGATACTGCAGCAATTAGAACACTTTTTGATAGTAGAAATAGTGATAATCAAAGCACTGGACTTTTTATCGGCATCAACAGTGATGATAATTTGTACACTTATGGATTCCCTAGTTCAACCGGAGCTACAAATTATGGGATTCCTAAGCACGGAGAATGGCATCACTTTGCAGTTGTAAGAAATGGAAGTAATGGATATGTATTTCTTAATGGAGTAAAAGTTTCTGGAAGTATAAACACAGGTTCTACTGACTATACAGACCAAGGAGCAACAGTTGGTCAACCTGCAACTAATTTTGCCGCAACTTTATATCGTTACAAAGGTTTCATCTCCAACTTCCGTATAAACAAAGGCACTGCACTCTATACAGCAGACTTCATCCCACCAACCAGAGAACTCAAAAGAGTTCCAGGCACTGTTCTTTTAGCTTGCCAAGATCCTGATAATCCACTCACAGAAGCAACTGGGAAGACTATTGCGGGTTATGGAAGTTTGCAAAGAACAGATGGTCCTGAACTGGTTACTGGTGGAACTTTTATTAGTGATGTGAGTGGATGGACTGGACAAAATGCGACACTTTCTTCGTCTAGTGGAAATATGCTTATTACTGCGAATGCTGGCTCGTATAGTTCTGCGAACCAAGCAATTGCAACAGTAGTTGGACAAAGATATGCATTGATAGTTGATATTATATCGGATGCTGGAACTCCTGGTATTGCTGTATACTCCAGTGGATGGTCGGCACAAGGTGGTGATGTTTTTTACTTGGTCACTTCAATAGGTAGACAGCAACATATTTTTACAGCATCATCCACAACATCAACAATATCATTACAGACCTCTGGAGCAAATTCAACAATCGGTTATGTTTCTGCATATGCCATTCCTCATGACGCAGATGCACCAGCATCAAACTTCACACCACAAGTCGGTGATGATAGACAAATAACCTTTGAGGGTGTCACCAAAATAAACACAGATGCTTATTTCTATCTCCCAACTGGTGATACGGTAACTAGAGATAGTCGTAGTGGTCGTGGTCTCATTAGAATGGCAGATAATGCTATAAATTATATCACTATTTCATCTCTAGGAAACTCACAAGATTTTGGTGATGCGACAGCTGCTGCACAAAACACCTCTGCCTGTGCATCATCAACTCGTGGATTGTTTTCTCAGGGATATGATCATCCAAGTTATTACAAAACAATTGATTATGTAACCATTGCAACAACAGGAAACGCACAAGACTTTGGGGATATAACAACAAGCGCATCATTTATTTACGGTATGGGTGGATGTTCCTCATCAACTCGTGGATTATTTGCTGGTGGATTCACAGCACCTTCACCAAACGCAGCTGCTGGATTAAAGCAAATTAATTATGTGATTATCGCATCATTGGGTGATTCTCAAGATTTTGGTGATTTGACTGGAAATGGTGTTAGATACCCTGCAGCAACATCATCGCCAACTCGTGGTTTATTTGCTGGAGGTAGAGATAGTGCTGATGCTCCTGTCTATAATCAAAATGATATACATTATGTAACCATTGCAACTCTTGGAAATGCACTGGATTTTGGTGACCTTTCATATACACCATATACTGCAATGGGAACTGGTTCATCAACTCGTGGAATATTTACTGGTGGTTATAATTCAGCCGGAAATGCTGCATATGATAATATAGAATATGTCACAATAGCATCAACAGGAAATGTACAGGATTTTGGCAATTTAACAGTAGGAAGGGGAGGCATTGCTGCTAGTTCAAATTCCACTAGAGCAACATTTGCTGGTGGCAACAGTATACCCGCTGCTACAAACCACATCGATTATATTACAATTGCATCAACAGGAGATGCATTAAACTTTGGTGATTTAATGTCTACCATGTCTGCAGCTTGTGGATGTTCAGACTCCCATGGCGGTCTTGGATAAATAATGACAGAGGTAGTGTAACATGTCAGCAGAGATTCCAGCAGGTGCAATGAGATTTAACTCCGACTCACAGAAGTTGGAGTATTGGAATGGCTCGGCATGGTTTCAGGTTCATACTGCAACACCAAATCTTGCAAACGTTGGCGGGCCGCTTACTGTTGCTCCTAATGCTAGTGATCCAACTCCTGGTGCTCGTGGTATTTTTCAAGGGGGAGAAACACCAACAAGACTGAATGTAATAGAATACATAAACATTTCATCTACAGGAAATGCAGTAGATTTTGGCGATAGGACATTAAAAGTCCAATATCCACAATCCGTCTCCTCCAGCACTCGTGGTGTTACTGGGGGTGGCGACCCTATGACAGACACTATTGATTTTATTACAATCGCATCTAGTGCAAATGCTATTGACTTTGGAAACTTGTTCACGGGAAGATATGGAACTGGTGCTACTTCTTCAGCCACTCGCGGTGTTTGGGCTGGTGGTTTTTCTCCATCTAAAGTTGACACAATGGATTATGTTACCATTGCGTCAACTGGACATGCAGAAGATTTTGGTAACTTGACTGAAGTAAAAGGATATTTGTTTAGTGGTATAGCAGCATCACCAACTCGTGGATTATTTTCTGGTGGAATAAATCCAAGTAAAGTAAGTAAAATAGAATTTATCACCACAGCAACATTAGGAAATGCACAAGACTTTGGTAATTTAACTGTAGCAAGAAATTCTGGAATGAGTTGCTCTTCAAGCACTCGTGGTATCATGGGTAGTGGCGAAACTCCAACTATAATAAACACAATAGAATATGTTACCATTGCATCCGGTGGCGATGCGGTTGAGTTTGGTGATTTATCAGTAACAAGATCAATCGGTTCCGCTTGTTCTTCTAGTACTCGCGGTGTCTTTGGTGGTGGCATAACTCCATCCAAATCAGACGTAATAGACTATATTATTATTGCAACAGAAGGTAATGCAGTAGATTTTGGTAATTTGGATGCAGTAAAAAAAGGACTTGCTGCCTGCTCTAATGCCCACGGAGGTCTATAATGGGAATATTACGCACCGATAAAATCTCAGGGTTAGAAACACCCACACCAGTCACAGGGTCTGTGAGTTTTCCTGGAAATGGAGATAATTTATCCATTGGTTCTGCAGGAGATTTTAATTTTCTTCACAATGGTGCCACCGATTGGACTGTAGAATTCTGGGCATATACAGGCACTGCAACTAGACAATTTGTTTGGGGCACTACAGGAAGTAGTCTTCAAACAGGATTTTATCTTCAGATTATGTCTGCAGCTGATGCTCAATCTGATGCTACAGGAGTATTTGCTTTAGTTGGTAGAGGTGCAGCAGGAAATTATATCGGTTGGGGAGCAAATAATTGTCTTGCGGTAAATACATGGCATCATATTGCAGCAGTATTTAAATCAAGTGATAAAACATTAGCATTGTATGTTGATGGAAGAGAAGTAGATAATGACGCCGGAACTGTAAGTGGAACTTTTGCTGCTGCAAATTATTCATCTTCCAACAGTTCATATCCATTTACTGTTGGAAAAAATATACATGGTAATAGTAACTTCATGAATGGTTACATCTCTAACTTGAGAGTTGTTGCCGGACGCAGACTTTATACATCAGACTTCACACCACCAGTTCATGCACTAGAAGTCATTGGAGGTACTGTATTACTCTGTTGCAATAACTCAGACACTACCGGAAATGCGTTCGACCCTACTGCAAAAGCAGAAGCAACAGGAAAGATTATCACCATCACTGGAATCGACATTAGAGCATCAACATTTTCTCCACCACTCACCAGAGACTTCACAGGTGGCACAGAGTTCAGTGGTGTCACAGTATTTGATACTCAAGGATATTTTGTTCCACCATCAGGCACGACAGAACAGCAATATGTCAATGTTGCCAGTAATGCTGTTAGTGCTGCTCGTGGTGTTTTTATGGGTGGACTTAGTTCAGCTCCTGGATCAGTCCAAGATGTAATGGACTACGTAACAATTACATCAACTGGTAATGCAGTGGATTTTGGCAATTTAACTGCAGCAACAAGAATATCATCTAGTTGTTCTTCTACAACTCGTGGAGTTAGAATGGGTGGATTTTCAGATCCAGCAGCTGTTGATGTTATTGATTATGTAACCATTGCATCAACAGGAAATGCACAAGACTTTGGCAATTTAACTAGTGCAAAACACTCTATAGGTGGATCATCAAATTCTACAAGAGGATTATCTTTTGGTTCCAGTGGTTTAACAAATACGATCGAATATATTACAATTGCATCAACAGGAGACTCAAAAGATTTTGGTGATATGGTAGATGGTTTGGGTCAAGTAACCGGAACAGCATCTCCCACAAGATGTGTGATGGCAGGTGGTGAAGCTCCCACAAGACTTAATACCATGCAGTATGTTACTATCATGACAATGGGTAATGCATTTGATTTTGGTGATTTAACAATAGCAAGATCTGGAATTGTTTCACTTTCAAGTGCAACAAGAGGGTTATACTTAGGTGGTGAATTGCCAGCATCACCATCTTTCACAAATACCGTTGATTTTATTCAAATTGCAACCACTGGAAATGCAATAAATTTTGGTGATTTGGATAATAGTAATGGAATGAGGTTGGGTGCAACTGCAGCATCACCTACAAGAGGACTTTATGCTGGTGGTGGAAATGATCAACCAGTAAGTAATACTGCATTTGCAAAAATTCATCTATTTACTATCGCATCAACTGGAAATGCAACAGATTTTGGTGATATAACAGTTGCTAGATTCCAGATGAATAATGGAACTGTTTCCAGTGGTCATGGCGGTCTCGGATAAATAATGAAAGAGGTATAAAAATATGTCCGAAATCCCACAAGGTGCAATCAGATTTAATACCGACTCCCAGAGGCTAGAGTTTTATGCTCAGGGAGAATGGTGGGTGATGTCTACCGATACTCCCAATCTTGGAAGGAGTGTTGACTCAACTCCTGGTGCTCGTGGATTATTTGGTGGTGGACAACTCACTGGTCCTAATGCAATATCGGATGTCATTGACTATGTAAATATCTCTTCTACAGGAAATGCAATTGACTTTGGAAATCTAACAGAAGCAAGGAGATGGGTATCTGGTGCAGTAGCATCCAGAACAAGGGGAGTATGGGCAGGCGGACTTGATCCTGCAATTAACAGCACAATAGATTTTGTCACTATTGCGTCAACCGGAAGTCAAACTGATTTTGGTGAGCAAATTGATTCTAAAGCTACTTATGGTGCTGTTTGTAATGAAACTCGTGGAGTATTTGGTGGAGGAAATCCCGCAGCATCTTCAAGTAAAACAGCTGGAATAGATTATATTACAATTGCATCCACTGGTGATTCAGTAAATTTTGGTAATTTAGAAACAGCAACAGCAAGTCTTTGTGCGACATCGGGACAAGTTAGGGGACTATTTTTTGGAGGATATACTCCAACAGTTTTAAAGACCATACAATTTGTCACCATCGCAACTCTTGGAGATTCCCAAGATTTTGGAGATTTAGCAAGATCCAATGGACAGGAAGGACAGGCATGTTCAAACGCAACCAGAGGAATTTGTTCCGGTGGTACTGGACCTTCTCCATGTACTGATATAGAATATGTAAATATTGCATCTACCGGTAATGGAAATAAATTTGGCGATTTGATTACAGCGGGGACTTCTACGATGGGAGCAGTATCATCTCCGACTAGAGGTTTAATATCCACAGACGATACAAATGAAGATGACATAGAAATGATTGAAATTGCAACAGAAGGAAATGCAGTTGATTTTGGAGATTTGTCCGAGGCGAGAGATATTGGATCAGGATGTTCTAATGCACACGGAGGATTATAAGTCATGGCAAATTTAAGAGTAGATAAGATTGCAGCACCAATAGTCAAGGATGAATTTACTGGGTCAGTTCAGTTTGATGGGACTGGTGATTACTTGAGTGTCCCTGATAATGGAGACTTTGATGCATCTGGAGATTTTACTATTGAGTTTTGGGCAAATTTGTCTCTAACTGATTCAGATGCATGGTTAGTAACAAAATATAATTCTGCAAGTAATCAAAGAGAATATATTGTTACTGTTAATAGTTCAGGTAAAGCTGCTTTTTATTGGTCTACAGATGGCAGTACACATGGAGCTTTAAATACATCTAATGGAGTAATAACTGCTTATAAATGGAATCATTATGCCTGGGTAAAAGAAGGATCAGTATTGACTGGTTACATAAATGGTGTTGCTTTGGTACAAAAAACAGATTTAACATCACAATATAATAATTCGTCAAATCCATTATATGTTGGATCTCTTGATGGATCTCAATCATTTAAAGGTTACATCTCCAACCTCCGTATCTGTAAAGGACATGCAGTTTACACTGGAAACTTTACAGTACCAACCAGAGAATTACCAGTTCACACAGCACCACCAAAAGGAGTCGTATTCCCTGCAGCAGATAACAGAACTGTTCTCTTAGCTTGCCAATCTTCTACTGATGCAACAGCAGAAGCAACAGGAAGACACATACTTACTGCTAATGGTAATGCAACAGCAGCAGATGCAAACCCAGGATTATTCCGTAAGACTAATATAACTTCAACCATCACCGAGAACACAGGGTCAGTATTTTTTGATGGGACTGATGATCGTTTAGATATTGCATCAAGCACTGATTTTCGTATTGCTGATAGTAATACATTTGAGTGTTGGATAAACTATAATTCCTTACCAGGAAATAATCTATTTCTTGGAGTAGAAAGTTCATATTGGGTTGGTTACAACCACACTGGTGTGGGTGGAGCAAGTAATAAATTTGTATTTACAATCTATAACGGTTCTTCATGGCAGGCAGTTAGCTCCTCAACAACACCAGTAGTCGGCACTTGGTATCACCTTGCTGCAATAAAAGACGGAACATCTCTTAAGATGTTTATCAATGGTGCCCTGGAAAATACAACCACGATGAGTGGAACTGCTGCAGTTGTAAATGATTTTTTTAATATTGGTAAATGGAATCAGGCATCTGCTGGACAAGGAGTAAATGGCTATCTTTCTAATGTTCGTGTCTGTAAAGGACATGCAGTTTATACTTCAAAATTTGCACCACCAACAACAGAACTAGAAGTTCATCCAGAAACTGTTCTTCTCTGCTGTTATGATGGAGAGAATATTTTTGCAGATAAGACTGGAAGACATATCATTGCAGCATATGGTGATCGTTTAAGTTCTCCAACACCCACAGCAACTGATAGTCCAATAGGATCAACAACAGTCACACCAGGACTTACCAGAGAAGTAGATCCTACTGCTGGCCCAACATTCCAAGGTGGAGCAGGATTTGTCTCACAGAACTGGTTGACACTACCAAAGGGAACAACAACGGATAGAAACAGAACTGGTGGTCGTGGAATTAGTGGTGGTGTAAGTAAGGCAATGGAGTATATTCAAATTTCTTCAATGGGAAATGCACTTGATTTTGGTGATATGACATATTCTGTGGGAGGTTACACAGCTTCTTGTTCTTCATCGACTCGTGGATTAATTTCTGGTGGTTTTGTCGCTCCAAACACAGGAAATAATACAATTGATGCCGTAACCATTGCAACTACAGGAAACGCACAAGAGTTTGGGGATATACCCCAAACTGCAGTTTATGGTATGGGTGGATGTTCCTCATCAACTCGTGGATTATTTGCTGGTGGATATAAAGCATCATCACCCGCTGCAGATGCCGCATTATTACAAATTAATTATGTGACTATTGCAACCTTTGGAAATGCTCAAGACTTTGGTGATTTAACTGAAGGCGTTAGATATTCTGCGGGTGCATCATCACCAACCAGAGGTATTTTTGCTGGAGGTAGAGATAGTGACTCATCTCCCAATAATCACAATATAATATCATATGTAACCATTGCAACACTAGGAAATGCACAAGATTTTGGTGATTTGTTACGTGTAGGATATTCTGCGGCTGGAAATAATTCATCAACTCGTGCAATAATTGCTGGTGGATATGCACCTGGTGCCACAAATCAAATAGACTACGTTACAATATCATCAACAGGAAATGCACAAGATTTTGGAGATTTAATTGGATCTTCCAGAGGAGGAAGTGCAGGTATGTCTAATTCTATTAGAGGAGTTTTTGCTGGTGGAGCAAATCCTAGCAATGTAAATGCTATCGAATATGTAAACATCGCATCAACGGGAGATGGTCAACAATTTGGTGATTTGATTACCGCATCTTCATTTGTATCTGGTATTTCAGATTCCCATGGCGGTCTCTCATAAATATGCATAGAGGTATAAAAATATGAGTAATCTTCCCCCATCAGGTGAAATCCCAAGAGGCGCAATACGATTTAATACTGATAGTAATAAACCAGAACTCTGGGATGGATCACAGTGGGCAGAGTTTCAGTTAAGCACACCAAATCTTGGTAGAAGTGTTGATACTCAACCTGGTGCTCGTGGATTGTTTGGTGGTGGGCAACAAGCCTCACCGGTTGGTGAGATAAAAAGTATTGATTATATTAACATTGCATCAACAGGAAATGCACAAGATTTTGGCGATCTTCAACAAACAAGAGCATCACTCAGTTCACTTGGATCATCTACAAGGGGGTTCTGGGTAGGAGGAAGAGATGCACCAGCAAACTATGACATTATTGAATTTGTAAATTTTGGTTCATTAGGGAATTTTACAGATTTTGGCAATCTTTCTTCTGCAAAACAAGGTCCTTTTGGACTTTCAAATGCTACTCGTGGAATAGCTGGTGGTGGTACTTTTGGTAATACTGTTGATTATATTACCATGGCATCAACAGGAACTGTATCAACATTTGGCACTTTAACTCCATCAAATCTTGGAACCTATCAATCGGCATGTATGACTCCTACAAGAGGTGTCTATCATCAAAGTTTAAAACCATCTCCATATGCAGGATCCATATTTCTAGGTAATATCACCATAGCAACAACAGGAGATTCTACTCAATTTGGTGATTTGTCCCAAGAAAGAGCAAATATTGCTTGTCTATCAAATTCAACTCGTGGAATATTTGCTGGTGGATATCAAGCACCAGCACCAAATGTAACGTCTTCAATGGAATATGTTGAACTCACATCAGAAGGTAATGCAGTATTTTTTGGTGATTTATCTTCAGAAAAATATAACTTAAATGGAAACTGTACATCTCCAACTCGTGGAGTTATAGCTGGTGGATATGCTGCTCCTAATTATCTTAATACCATTGAGTATGTCCAAATTCAATCGTTAGGTGATGCGGTAGATTTTGGTGATTTAACAGGACCGACATTGATGCCATCAGGTGTCTCTAATGCACACGGAGGGTTGTAAAAACCACACTCTCATAGTATAATAAATATGGTAGTAATTACAATATAAATTGACCTGATATGACTGAACAAAGTTCTGCTATTACTTCGGTAGATTTGACTCCAGGATCAGAGATTTCTGTCACAACGCTCAAGAGTGACCTTGCACAACTTGCAACTGGTCCTCTGCCGCAGGAATACAAAGGAATGTTGACTCATATTGAGGAAACATTACCTGCAACTAAACTTGCTTGTGACAACTTCTATAAGTCCCACTCACAGATGATGACGGTGACTTTAGATATCACTGACCTGACACCTATCCGTAGCATCAAGCATACTCTTGCCGCGATTGAGAGAACGAAGAGTGCCCTTGCAGAGGCACAAATCAATCGTCGTAAGAATGATATTAAGATCCGTAAGAAGCAACGTGAGATTGATGCCGAGCAAGATGATTTAGATCGTGAGGAACAAGAGATTGAGATGATCGAACTCATGAATAACAACATGAACATTGAGAACTCAATGAAGGGTGCCATCCGTAAGATGTCCTTCCTGATGACTCAATATCGTTCTGTTCTGGATCACATTGGCAAAGACCATATCACAGAAGAAGATTATGAGCGTGAAGAGAAGCGTTATCATGTAATGACTTGCCTGAAGCAGGCACTGAACTCTGCACGTCCTCGTGGTGGTGTGATTGATGAAGGTAACTCCATCTATCTGTTTGATATTGGTGTCAATGTTTCACATGCACAAGCAGAAGTCTTCAACTATCTGAAGATGGAGAGTGAACTGATTGCAAATGGTCAAGCACCCTCACATGAAATGACTGTTGAATGGTTAGAGAAGTGTGCAGATAAGTTTGAGAATTGTTCAGAACGCTTTGCAGAGAGTCGTGGATTTAAGATTCTTGATGAGAAGTCTCTTGCAATACCAAACTATGCAGTTCTTCCAGAATCTAAAGTAGATGCAGAGTATGCTAAACTGAAAGCATCTGTAGAAGAGTGATATGAGTTTACATCTTGTGATTGGAACCCCCATGTACGGGGGTATGTGTACAAGTGAATATACAGATTCATTACTTAAACTCTCTGAGTCTTGCAATAAGTCTGGTGTTAAACTCACTACCATCTTTCTTGGTAATGAGTCACTGATTCAGCGTGGGCGTAATACTATTGCTCACCACTTTATGAATCTACCTGATGCCACTCATCTATTATTCATTGATGCGGATATTAAATTCCGTGTTGAGGATATTGTAAAGATGATTAAGGCAGATAAGGAACTGATTATTGGACCTGTTGCACTGAAAGGATACAACTGGGAACAGATTCGTATGGCAGCTCTTGCCGGTGATGATGATATTGGACGCACTGGTGGTGTATTTAATATCAATACACTTCCTGGTATTGAGATGGAGAATGAAGAAACTCCATTTGAGATTGAGCACGGTGGCAATGCATTTATGTTGATCCGCCGTGATTGTTTGCAGGCACTAGAACCACAAACACCAATATATACTAATGGTGGAAGATCTTTACCTGACGGTGTAGAAATTAAAGACTACTTCCGTGTAGAGATAAATAAAGATACAAATCATTTGTTATCGGAAGATTATTTCTTCTGTCATTCGTATAGGCAGATTGGTGGCAAAGTCTGGTGTGCTCCTTGGGTAGAGACCGGACATTTTGGGTCACATCTCTTTAATGGTAAATACACTAGGAACAATTAAGAAAAATGTCACAACCACTCATTAAGTATACGCTTACAAAGCAGGGTAGGCAACCTGAATGGTTGTCAAAGGACTCCCGTGCATTCAAGGGACAGCACGGAACTTCTGCTAACAAGGCAGGAAAACTTCCTCGCTTTGGTTCTCCACAGGATACCATTTATTTGGGAATTGCAGCAGGTGATCCTGACTCCGATGGAACTCCTGATGGTTATGTTGGAGTAATTGGAAGTAAAGCAGATTTAGAAACATATATTACTGAAGTTGGAACTGCAGCAGATTATAAGGTAGTAACTCCTACTGTTACTGGTGTTACTACTTCCGTAATTACTGGTGATCTCGCAGCATGGAATCCTGGTTTAGAGTATGCTGGTCCTGGTTTAACAACTACAACTTCTGACAAAGTTACCAGCACTGGAACTGGAACGATTCAAACTTTTGATGCTTCTCAAGTAATTAGAGTTGTTGTTGAAACTACAAATGGATCTGGAGTTGCAACAAAAACTACTGATACTCCTGTTGTTGTTGACCCTGCATCTACAAAGAGTGCGGTATCAACCTCTGTTGGTATCGTAACCACTACCTCTAATGGTCCTGTCGAAGTTGGTGTTACAACGACTGTAACTACCACAACTACAGAGTCTTATACTTATACTGATGTAACCACAATTGCATCAACATCAACCAGTAGCACAACTACTGATGGTGAAACTACTAGAACTGATACAGTCACAACAACAGAGATGACAAACTATGTCACTGATTATGATTATGCTGCAGAAACGACAAGGTTGTGGGATATTAAGCAAGCGATTAACTCCTAATAAAATATGAAATTTCATTTTGATTGTGGACTCCCTCGTTCGGGGTCCACTCTTTTGACTGCAATATTAAACCAAAATCCTCAAATACATGCGGGAACACTATCCCCTGTGTTTGAGGTTATGTATTATACGGATGAAATACTTCAAGGAGAACAGGCACAAGCATTCCCTAAACCTGAAGTATTTCATAAGATGGTAAAAGATGGTATTACCAATTACTATACAGATAGAGATGAACCAATAGTTATTGATAAGTGTCGTGCATGGCCAGCACACATTGATATGTTAAAGAAGTATGTAACTGATGATCCAAAAATTATCTGCACTGTTCGTCATCCATTAGATATATTAGCATCATTTATTACACTTTTCCATAAAGATGGTGGACTGAACTTCATTGATAAGGCAATGCTCAAGCAAGGATTGTTTATTACTGATGATAGTCGGTGTGAGTTTATGATGAACCCTGGTGGAATTGTATGGGAAAGTATGAATGCACTCGCTACAGCATTCAGACAAAATCAAACTCAACACATTTATTTTGTGCAGTATGATGACCTGGTAAATACTCCAGAGAAAGCACTACAAGGTATTCATTCATTCTTGAGAATGAAACCATTTGAATATGACTTTGATAATATAATTGCAAAAGATAGAGAAAAAGATAAAGAAGTATATGGTCTTGAGACAATGCACGAAGTTAGACCAAGTATTAAAAAGACTTCAAAACATTACTCAGAAGTCTTAAGTGATGCAGTGATAAATAAATATAAGAATATGGATTTCTGGAACAGATAGTGTATGTCTGAGATAAGGGTCAACAGTTTAGGAAATGAAACAAATACTGGTGGCCCTGTACTGTCTGGAATCACGACATTTTCTGGTCAGCAATATTTTATACCCCCAACTGGAACAACGGCACAGAGACCCTCTGCGTGCCCTCCTGGGTCCATTCGGTTTAATACCGACTCTGCACATTTAGAGTATTGGAATGGACTGGTATGGTTAGAATTTGAGGCAAGTAGTGTAGAACTTGGTAATCAAACATTAGCAGCAGATAGATCTGCACAAGGAACAGGTGTTCGTGGATTAACTGGTGGTGGTTATAATCCAGGCAAACGAGAAGAAATAGATTACTTTACCATCTCAACTCTTGGAAATGCACAGGATTTTGGTAATTTATCTGAAGCACGTTATTGGACAAGTTCTCATGCATCATCAACTCGTGGAGTATGGGGTGGAGGTGCAGTTTCTCCAACCTCACCAAATAAGACTGATAGAATTGATTATGTCACAATAGCATCAACAGGAGATGCAATTGATTTTGGTAATTTGGATTCATCAAGATATGGACTGGGTTCATGTTCTAATCAAACTCGCGGATTGTTTGCTGGAGGATATCAACCACCAGGTTCTCAAATAAGTAATGTAGATTATATAACAATCGCATCTCAAGGTTTCAATGCACAAGACTTTGGTGATTTAACTTATGCAAGATATTACATGAGCGCAACTGCATCAAGCACTCGTGGATTATTTTTATCGGGAAGAAGTGGCACTGATCCATATACTTATTATGATACAATTGACTATGTGACCATTTCTAGTCAAGGAAATGTACAAGATTTTGGTAATTTACTTGCCTCAGTCTCCAGTGGTCAAGCTGCATCCAATCCAACTCGTGGAATATATGCTGGAAATGAAAATACCCCTACAAACACTATTCAATTCATAACCATTGCAACAACAGGTAATGCACAAGACTTTGGTGATTTAACAGCTAATCAACTGCAGGGATCCGCAACTGCATCTTCAACTAGAGGTATTATTTCTGGTGGATATGTTTCAGCCTATGTTGATACCATACAGTTTGTAACCATCGCAACAACAGGAAATGCAACTGATTTTGGAAACTTGACTGCTGCAGCGGGAAATAATGGATCTTGTTCTAATGGTCACGGAGGTTTATAATCATGTCAGAATTTAAGGCTTCAAGTTTTAGTGATGAATTTGGTGGTGGTCCAGATATTGTAGGACTTACAACATTTACATCACCATATTATTTCGTTCCACCATCAGGATCAACAGAAGAAAGACCCAGTAGTCCTCCACCAGGAATGTTGAGGTTTAATACTGATATTGGAAGACTTGAAGTATGGAGAAACGACCACTGGGCAACGATACTTGGTGAGTCTCCTAATCTTGGTAATCAGTTAGTAACAAACTCTGCTGGTGGAACAGGAACTCGTGGAGTAATTGTTGGTGGATATGGTGCAAGTCCACTAGGAGCAAAAGCTACCATTGATTACCTATCTATTTCAACTCTTGGAAATACTCAGGACTTTGGAGATATTTCTAGTGGAACTAGATATCGTGCTGGAACTGCAGCATCTAGAACTCGTGGTATCTTTGCCGGAGGAATTTCCCAAACTGCAGATATTCATTTTATAACCATAGCATCAACTGGCAATTCAACAGATTTTAGTAATCTTACAACTGATATGTCTGCATTGAATGGTTGTGGCAATCAAACTAGGGCATTATTTGGCGGCGGGTTCAAGAGTCCAGCAAGTTACAATGATAATATTGATGCTCATACAATAGCATCCAGTGCAGATGCCATTGACTTTGGAAATCTAACAGTACCAAGAGCCCGTTGCGCCGCAGTTTCATCATCTGTTAGAGGAATTTGGGGTAATGGAGTTAGTTATCCAAGCAATGCACATAATGACATTGATTATGTAACCATTTCTAGTCAAGGAAATGCACAAGATTTTGGAGGAGATACAACACAAGCAAGGTGGAGTGGTAGAGGATGCTCCAATGCAACTCGTGGATTATTTGGTGGTGGATATGCTCCAACAATGTATAATATAATTGATTTTGTAACAATTGCCACTACAGGTAATGCACAAGACTTTGGAGATTTAAGTGCTGCAAAGGGTGGTTGTTTTTCAATGGCATCATCTACGAGAGCATTATTTGGTGGTGGCGAAACTCCAGGATTACAAGGTGCAATTGACTTTGTAGAAATTGCAACAACAGGAAACGGTGTTGATTTTGGTGATATAAGCAGTTCAACTAAAACACTTGCTGGTGGTCTTTCCAACGGTCACGGAGGTTTATAATCATGTCAAGACTTAATGTAGGTAATCTTTTTAACGAGAACGAAGATGGAGCACCAGTAGTATCTGGTATCTCTACATTCTCATCACCAAACTATTTTGTTCCACCATCAGGTTCAACAACACAGAGACCTTCAAGTCCCGGAGAAGGGATGATAAGGTTTAATACTGATAGTGGTCACCTTGAGTATTACACAGGTGAACTTTGGGTTGATGTGATTACTAATAACAATGAACTTGGTAATCAAACATTAGCAGCAGATAGATCTGCACAAGGGACAGGAGTTCGTGGATTATTTGCTGGTGGTAATGCCCCTGCTCTCAAGAATGAGATTGAATACATAACAATTTCAACATTAGGAAATTCACAAGACTTTGGTAATTTAACTGATCCAAAGACTGGTACTGCAGGATGTTCGTCTAGAACTAGAGGTATATTTTCAAACGCAGCCCTGCCTAGTCGTGTGAATGACATTGATTTTGTAACCATTGCATCCACTGGAAATGCACAAGATTTTGGCAATGCTACGGTATCTGTAGCATATAGAGGAGCACTTTCTAATTCAACCAGAGGGGTTATTGGTGGTGGCAGTGCTCCATCTGGACCAGGAAGCGATGTAATGGATTATATTACAATCGCATCAACAGGTAATGCAGTTGATTTTGGAAACTTGGTTGGTGTAAGAGAAGGTGCAGGAGGAGGAGCAAGTTCTGTTCGTGGTATATTTTCTGGTGGATATATTTCACCAGGCAACATATCAAAATTAATTAAATATATTACCATATCATCAACAGGAAATGCACAAGACTTTGGAGATTTGAGTGGTAATACACTCACAAGTACTGGATGCTCAAATTCCACCAGATGTGTTTTTGGTGGAATAAGAAATCCTGGATACACAAATACCATGGAATTTATAACCATTGCAAGTCTTGGTAATGCACAAGATTTTGGTGATCAAACTGTTAATAATGGTGGAAGAGGTGGTGCAGCATCATCTACCCGTGGTGTTTGGGCTGGTGGTTATGGTACTCCTGCATTTATTAATAGAATTGATTTTGTAACTATACCAACAACAGGGAATGCATTAGATTTTGGTGATATGTCTTATGTAGCAGATCGTGTTGCTGGTCTTTCCAACGGTCACGGAGGACTCTAAATATAACTATGGAGAGTAATATCTGATGACGATTAAACCAGGAGCATTTAGATTTAATACCGACTCCATGAAGTTGGAGATCTTTCGTGGTAGTGCAAACTATAATGGATCTGCTTCAATGGCAGGAATCGGCACACTTGCTGCTGGTCAATGGGAAGAAATACAAGCAACATCACCAGATGTTCAGACTGGTGGAACTCGTGGTATTTTTGCTGGTGGATATCCTATCAGTGATGTAATTGATTATATTAATGTTTCATCAACAGGAAACGCAATAGCATTTGATACTTTAACTAATGGGGCACAAATGATTGGTGCTGGTTGTGGGTCTAGAACAAGGGGATTATTTGGTGGTCAAACACAACCAACATATGTAAATACAGTTGATGCTGTTGAAATATCATCAACCGGAAGTCAATTTGACTACGGAGACTTATCTGTAGCAAGGGTCTTTGCTGCCCAATTTTCCAATCAAACTAGGGGAATAACTGCTGGTGGTAATGTTCTTGGTCACAGTGCCAGTAATGCTACCATTGATTATTTTACGATTGCAACATCAGGAACAACAGCACAAGATTTCGGTGATTGTATACATGGTGGAGGAGGACAACAAGGTGCTTGTGCATCACCAACCAGAGGGGTGATTATGCGTGCAAATGTTCCAGCAAGTTCTGAAATGGAGTTTGTAACAATATCAACTCTTGGAAATGGAGCGGACTTTGGTGATTCTCATCTTCAACAAGGTGGTGTTGGTGGAGCATCAAATGCTATAAGAGGAATATTTGCTGGTGGATATAAATCATCAGCAACAAGTTACAACAATATTAGTTACGTAACTATCGCAACACTTGGAAATTCAAAAGATTTTGGTGATTTGACTGATAGTAGTGGAGAACTTGCCGGATGTGCAAGTCCAACTAGAATTGCATATGGCACAAGACTATCTCCCGGAAATGGTAGGGTAAATACAATTCAATATCTTCAAATTATGACTACTGGTAATACAGTTGATTTTGGAGATTTGACTTCGGGTAGAAGTGGTGGTGGTGGAACATCTAACGGTCATGGAGGGTTATAATGTCAGAATTTAGAATTGATCAAATCAAAAGTCAAGATGCAACCAGAGGACCAGATATTGCAGGTATCACTACCTTCACTGGAACTTCTGGTATTGTGATGCCTTCTGGTGATACTGCTTATCGTGGTGGTAGAGGTCGTGGATTGTTTGCTGGAGGGACAGATACAAATAAAGCAATAGATTTTGTAACTATCGCAACAACAGGAGATTCAAAAGATTTTGGTGACCTAACTTTATCAAGAAAAAGAATGGGTTCCTGTGCATCATCTACTCGTGGTGTTTGGTTTTCTGGTTATGAAGCACCGGGAGATAGAAATGTAATTGACTATGTAACTATCTCATCTACTGGCAGTGCATTTGACTTTGGAGATCTTCCCGAGGGAAGAAGAACATCTTCAGGTGCTTCAAATAATGTAACAGGACTTTTAGCAGGTGGTTCTACTGGTGGAGGAACAACAGATCTATCAGATGTACAAAAAATAACAATATCATCTTTAGGAAATAGTTCAAGTTTTGGAAATTTAGATATTCCTAAACAATTAACTGGGGGATTTCAGTCATCAACAAGAGGTTTATTTTCTGGAGATCTTACTCTTGCTACATCCGAAACTATAGAATATTTTAATTTTACAACCGAGAGTAATTCCATTGACTTTGGTGATTTATCTCTTGCTCGTACTCATCTAAATTGCTGTAGTAATTCAACAAGAGGAATTCTTGCAGGAGGTACGTCTCCTTCATATCAAGACAGAATTGATTATGTAACAATGGCATCAACTGGGGATGCTATTGACTTTGGTAATCTAACGGAAGCAAGATCTTCAATGAAAGGAACTGCATCATCGCCAACTCGTGGTTTATTTGCTGGAGGATACAAAAGTTCTGGTATTTCAGATGTAATAGATTATATTACCATAGATACTTTAGGAAATGCAGTTAATTTTGGAGATATAATCGTTGGTCAATCATATGGTGCAGGTTGTTCTGATTCACATGGAGGTTTAGGATAATGGCACACGAAGAATTACCACCACTTAATATCACTCCGGGAGCAATCAGATTCAACACGGACTCTATGAAGTTAGAGTATTTCCGTATTGGAATGGAAGGTGGAGATACAGGTTCTTATGCTGGTATTGGAAATCTTGCAGCAGGAGAATGGGTTCAGATCACAACTGATTCACCAGATATTCAGACTGGTGGAACTCGTGGTCTACTTGTGGGTGGATATCATCCTTCCGGCCAATATTTGGATGAAATTGTTTATATCAATATGGCAACAACTGGAAATTCACTTTCTTTTGGTGAATTAACGGTATCTGATAGAAATCACGTTCATTCTTGTACATCAGATAGAACAAGGGGTATTTCAGCAGGTGGTTCTAAATTTCCTGGTGTTATCACTGATGATATAGAATTTGTAACCATAGCATCCACAGGAAATGCAGTAGATTTTGGTGCAAATTTAACTGGTGCTAGATATTCGTCAGCGGTAGCATCAAATGGCACTAGAGGATTAATAGTTGGTGGACACAGTCCTGCTGCCAATCAAAATGCCAATATTGATTATATAACTATCCAATCAACAGGTGTTGCTGCACAAGACTTTGGTGATTTGACAGCAGCAAGAAGATACTTTATGGCATCATTTAGTTCATCCACTCGTGGATTATTTGCTGGTGGAGGAGAACCTGGAGTTGTAAATAGCGTTGATTTTGTAACAATGTCAACGTTGGGTAATGCTGCAGATTTTGGTGATATGTCTGCTGCTGGTGATAGTGGTCATGGATCATCAATATCTTCTAATAGTGTTCGTGGAATAAGGATGGGAGGTATGACACCAGGTGCTACTAATACCATTGAATATTTTACAATAGCAACTCTTGGAAATGCAAAAGATTTTGGTGAGTTAACTGCTACTGCTGGAGCACATGCGGCAGCAGCAGCATCTTCTACAAGATGTGTGAGATTTGGTCAGGGTCATCCGGCATATAATAATACAATAGAATATGTTCAAATCATGAGCACAGGAAATTCAGTTGACTTTGGTGATATAAACACACAACCTACTGGTTACTCTGCAGGATTATCTAACGGTCACGGTGGACTGGGATAAATATTATGAGATACTATAGTCGGAGTAACTAATGGGATACGGTGGCGGTGGAAGCGGTGGAGGTGGCTCCGGTGGTGGAGGCGGTTCTGGTGGATCAGGAGGGTCCGGTGCTTCTGGTGGATCCGGGTATCGTCGTGTAGGTGATGATAGAACCGCAAATATAAAAGTAGATAATATAACCAGTAGAGACGGAAGTAGTGGGACAGAAGTTGATGGTATTGTAAAAGTAAATTCTACAGCACACTTCATTCCTCCAAGTGGAACTACGGCAGAGAGAGGTAGTAGAGGTCGTGCTGTTTTTACTGGTGGATATCGGGATACACCAACAGCAAAACTCATTGATTATGTCACTATTGCAACTACAGGAAATGCAGTTAATTTTGGTAGTCTCACCAATAGTATGTGGGCTGCTGGTTTATCATCATCAACTCGTGGTATATTTGGAGGATCAACATATGCATCTCTTGGAACTCATATAGAATATTTTACTATTTCTGCAACAGGAAATGCATTTGATTTTGGGGATTTGACTGGAAATAGAAGAGGACTAGGAGGATGTTCCAATGAAACTCGTGGTGTTTTTATGGGAGGTTTTACTCCAGTAATCACAGATATAATGGAATATGTGACAATAGCATCAACAGGAAATGTAACTAATTTTGGTAATTTAATAGAACCCTCTGGAGATGGCGGATCATTTGCAAGTTCAACCCGTGGAATATTTTTCTCTGCTAAAACTCCTGGTCCAGCATTTGTAAACACAATAGAATATATTACGATTGCAACAACAGGAAATTCACAAGACTTTGGTGATCAAATTCAATCAAAGAATAATGAGGGAACTGGATGCTCTAATTCAGTCCGTGGTCTTAAAGCTTTAGGTAACAATCAAGATCTGGGTTCTGGGTCAAGTGCTCATATTAATAACATTGAATACATAACTATCGCATCATTTGGAAATGCACAAGATTTTGGTGATTTAACTACGGCAAGATATGATGGAGGTGCTGCAGCATCACAAATTAGAGGACTATTTGCTGGTGGGACTGATACCCCAACACAATCAAATGTAATTGATTATGTTACCATCTCAACATTAGGAAATGCTATTGATTTTGGCGATCTAGTTGCTGGTGCGGCAAGAGATGGAGGATCAAGAAATGATGGTCTTTCTGATTCCCATGGCGGTCTTGGATAAATAAGAGTATGAGATATTAACCGATGTCAGACATTAAGGTAAACAATATACAAAGTTTGAGTGGGACTAATGGTCCTGAAATTTCTGGCACCGTTGAGATGAACTCTAATGGTGCAATGTCACTACCAAGAGGTGATACTGCTTATCGTGGTGGTAGAGGTCGTGGTATTTTTGGTGGTGGATATGACGCAGGTTCTCCCTATCCGGGGATGAATATCCTGGACTATATAACTATTGCAACACTAGGTGATGCACATGACTTTGGTGATTTGTCTCAAGGAAGATCAGCAAAGTGCGGTGGAAGTAGTGCTACAAGAGGAATTTTTATAAACGGAAGATTTTCACCAACGGGAGCCTATTTTAATATAATTGATTACGTTACCATATCATCAACAGGTAATGCATTTGATTTTGGTGATTTAATCAATCATTTTAATCCTGCTGCTGCTGGAACATCAAATCAAATTAGAGGAGTATATGGTGGTGGATATTTTGATTATGCAACCGCAGGTAATACACCAAATCTTTGGTTGGGTAATATGGGATATTATACCATTGCAACAAAAGGAGATTCCTCTTATTTTGGTGAACTTGCAAATAAAGGAAGAAGATCACACACCGGATCAAACACAACTCGTGGAATATGGGGTTCTTGTCTAGGAGGAACACCAGGAGTTGCCGCCATTTTACTTAATACTATTGAATATGTAAGCATAATGACCACTGGTAATACACAAGATTTTGGTGATATGACCGTAGCAAGGTCAAATACTGCTGGCAGTATGACATCATCAACAAGAATGGTAATGCAAGGTAGTGTTAATCCAAGCACTTACAATAATACTATTGATTTTATAACAATGGCATCATTAGGAGATGCTATTGATTTTGGAGATGCAGGTGCTGGTGCTGAGGCTGGGGCGGCAGTATCAAGTCCCACCAGAGGAGTTTTTCTTCCAGGAACACCTTCTGCTGGAGATACGATAGAGTATATAACTATAGCAACCACCGGCAATTCATCTGACTTTGGTAATTTAAGTCATGGTAGAAGAGTATATGGAAGTGTCTGTGATTCACATGGAGGTCTAGGCTAATGGGATACGGTGGCGGCGGAGGAGGCGGCGGCGGAGGCGGTGGCTCCGGCGGTTCAGGTGGTTCAGGTGGTTCTGGAGGTGGTGGAGGTTATTCCACAGTCGGTGGTGGAAGTGCCTTCGGTGATTCTTCTGCACAAGAACTTCCTTCTTACAATCAAGCACCCGCAGGATCAATCAGATTTAATACTGACTCCAAGAAATTAGAAGTTTATATACTCGGACCCGTTGGATTTGGAACAACTCCCAACGGAATATGGATGGAAGTTGATAGTTGGTCACCAGATTTGATGACTGGTGGAACTCGTGGTTTAAATTTTGGTGGATATAATCCTAATAATACGTATTTGGATGATATTCTTTATATTAACTTGGCAACAACCGGTAATACACAATATTTTGGTGAGTTAATAGTAACTGACCGGACTCATGTTAATGTAGCAACTTCTGACAAAACTAGAGGAATCTCTGCAGGTGGTTATGGAGTTGGAACTCCTACTGGATATGCACATATAGAATATGTAACCATAGCATCAACAGGAGATGCAATAGATTTTGGTATAGACTTATCAACAACAAGGGGTGGTGCAGCAGGAGCATCAAATGGTACTAGAGGAATATTTGCTGGTGGATATAATCCAGGACAAACAGATACTATTGAGTACATAACAATTCAATCAAAAGGTGTTGCTGTACAGGATTTTGGAAATCTATCAAACAGTAGATCAAATATGGGAGCGATGTGTTCTTCTACTCGTGGAATATTTTCTGGTGGTAGAGCACATCCAGCGTATTATAATTATATTGAGTACATAACAATGTCAACGCAGGGTAACTCTGCAGACTTTGGTGATTTAATTGCTAATAAAAGTGCGCCAGGAAATGGGATAACTTCTAATTCAGTTCGTGGAATAATTATGGGTGGTTATAGTCACCCTGCTTACGTAAATACAATTGAGTATGTTAATATTCCAACTCTTGGAAACTCAATAGACTTTGGTAATCTTAGTGCAGTAAGAGGAAACGCAGCAGCAACAGCATCTCCTACAAGATGTGTAATCATGGGAGGAGCACAACCTACCGTGGTTAGCACAATAGAGTATATTCAGATTATGAGCACTGGAGACGCAGTAGATTTTGGTGATATGCATGTACAAACCACTGGTTGGTCTGCAGGAGCATCTAACGGTCACGGTGGTCTCTAATCACCAAGCCCAAGATACAGCAGAGTAACGCTTACCTTTAGTTGCTTCCTTCACACCGTGAGGGAACAAGAAGAGAGACGGGAACATAATAATATCACCCTTACCTAATGGGACAACATGGTCATCCCAGAAGAATAGTTCTGCACCTTCATAGTCATCATTCAGGTTAAGAATGAATGAAAGAACAGGAATACCTTTCTCATTACCATCAAACAATGAATGGATATGATCATGGTGCTGACGCATAATCTGTCCAGGTGTATAACGATTAAAACGAATTGAACTGAACTTATTCATTATCTGTAAAGTTC